AGTACATTTCTTAATTTATTTTTATTTTTATAAATTAATTTTAAAATTTTAAAATTTTTAATGAAATGTACTATTTTAGTAAAAAATATATATAATAATAATAGAAAAATAAATGAAACCTGTACCAAAAGATATGAGATTATATGAAAAAGTTAAAAATAAAATATATAATAAATATCCTCAACATTCAGCATATAGAAGTGGATTATTAGTTAAAGATTATAAAAAAGAATATTATAAAAAATATAAAAGTAATGAAGCATATTATGGAACAAAAAGAAAGACAGAAGGATTAACAAGATGGTTTAAAGAAGAATGGAAAAATCAAAGAAATGAGATAGGTTATAAAAAAGAAGGAGATATATATAGACCAACAAAAAGAATAACAAGTAAAGGACCATTAACATATGATGAATTAACAAAAAAAGAAATTAAAAAAGCAATAAAAAACAAAAAAAAACATGGAAGAATAAACAGATTTAGAAATAATTAAAAATATATATATATATATTAGGTATTAATGGAAAAAAAAAATCCAAAAGTACAAAAAAAAGTACAACGAAAAGTACAAGCAGAACCTAAAGCAAATGCAAAAGCAAAACCAAAAACTAAACCTAATCTTAAACAAAAAGTGAAATCAGTAAAGAAGTTATTAAAAAAACAAAGAGGAGGATGGTATACTATAAATTTATTTATAACAAAAAGTTTAATGAATTGGACACCAAAATTGGAAAAAATAATAAATATTTTATTAGAATCATTAAAAGATAATAAGAAATATAAAGAAAAAATAGATGAATTAGAAAAATTAGCAGATGAATATGAAAAAAAAATAGATATAATAGATAAAAGTGAAGTGTTTTTTATACTTAATTATATAAATAAACCAACACCATTAACATTATTACAACAAGATCCTGCATTAATAAAAATAGATTATGTAGATAATAGAACTGATATACCAGATTTTAGAATAGTAGAAAAATATGTAATATTACTAGATAATAATAGAGAAATAATAGAAGAATATTATAAAATAAAAGAAGATTTAAGAGATATACAAAAAGAAATAACAAAAATAGAAAAAGAAATAATAAAAAAAATAAAAGGAAAAACAATAAGGATACCAAAAATAACAGAAGAAGGATATAAAAAAGAACTAATGGATTTATTAAATAGAATAAATTTAGAATTAAGAAAATTAGAAGAATGGAAAGAATATTTTAATGAAAAAAATGAGAATGATTATGATTTAAGAAAAGATTTAGATAGAATGATAAGAAGAGATAAAGTATTAAGTGATGATATAAATATAAAATATAAAATATATGAGAAATTAGATATATTAAATACAAAAAAAGAATTATATGAATTATTATATATAGAATTATCAAGAGATTAAGTTAAATAATTAAAATATATATATATATATTAGGTATAAATGGAAAATAAAAATCCAAAAGTACAAGTAAAAGCAAAACCTAAAGCAAAAGCTAAAGCAAATTCAAAAGCAAAACCAAAACCAAAACCAAAACCAAAACCAAAACCAAAACCAAAAACTAAATCTAATCTTAAACAAAAAATGAAATCAGTAAATAAATTATTAAAAAAACAAAGAGGTGGTTCATATACTATAAATTTATTTATGACAAAAGATTCAATGAATTGGACAGGAAAATTGGAAAAAATGATAAATATTTTATTTGAATCATTAAAAGATAATAATAAATATCAAGAAAAAATAGATGAATTAGAAGACTTAGGAGATGAATATAGAAAAAAAATAGATATAATAGATAAAAGTGATGTGTTTTTTATACTTAATTATAGTAAAAAACCAACACCATTAACATTATTACGAGATGATCCTGCAATATTTAAAGTAGATTATGTAGACGATGTAACTGATGTACCAAATTTTATAATAGTAGAAAAATATGAAATATTACTAGATAGAAATAAAGAATTAATAGAAGAACATTATAAAATGAAAGAAAATTTAAGAGATATACAAAAAGAAATAACAGTAATAGAAAAAGAAATAATAGAAAAAATAAATAATAAAGAAATAATGTTACCAAAATGGAAAGGAATAATAACAGAAGATAAATTTAAAAAAGAACTAATAAATTTATTAAATAGAATGAATTTTGAATTAAGAAAATTAGAAAAATGGATAGAATATTTTAATAAAAAAAATGAGAATGATTATGATTCAACTAAAGATTTAAATAGAAAGAAAAGAGTTACAGTATTAAGTGAAGAAGGAAAAAATATAAAAAATATAATAAATGAGAAATTTGATATGTTAAATACAAAAAAAGAATTATATGAATTATTATTATCAAGAGATTAAGTTAAATTATTTATATAATAATTATCAATATTTAGTAATATAATTATTATCAAGTAAAATATTTTTATTATTAGGATATAATAATTTAAAGAATAAATAAATATTTGTATGAATACTTAAATTAACATCAAATTTATAATTATAAAGTAATTTTTTAGATTCAAAATTAGAATGAATCCAATAATGAACCATATAACTATTATCATAAGTACCAAATTTTAATTTTTGAAAATCATCATAAGAACAAGAAAGAGAATCTAATTTAATATCATTAATAGGATAAATTTTATGTGTATCAATAATTTCAAAATTATTTTGAAATTTAGGTAAATTAATAGTAATAGAAAAAATACTAGAACCGAAAACATTAAATTTATTATAAATTTGATTACCAAAATTTTCATAAATCATAACAATATTATTTAAAATATCTTCAATAATAATATTTTTAGGAGAACAAGCAAAAAAAGCATTACAAATATAATTATCTTTATTCCATAAATAAGTGGTTTGTTCAGTAGGTTCATAAGAGATATATAATAAATCTTTATTATAATCAAATAAATTATCTAAAGATTTTAATAATAAAATATCTAAATCAATATAAATACCACCATAAAAATGTAATATAGTTAATCTAGCAATATCACTTTTTTGAACACCTAATTTAATATTAGAATAAACATTATAAATACGAGGGTAATTATTTTTAATAAAATCATCTATATTATTACCAGTATTGTCGTCAGTCCATAAATTAAATTCGAAATTAGAATTATAATCAATGTTATGTTTATAAATATAGTGAAAAACACTAGGTAGTTCTTTAGTAATCCAAGTTTGATGTATAATTTTAGGAATCATAATTAATAATAGATATAAATATTTTATATAATTTTATAAAAAAAAGAAATTATAAATTTTATTTTTTTTTAATTTTTTTCCCACCGATAATATCTTTTTTTATATCAGTTGCATTTTGATATAATTTTTTAATATCTTTATAAAATTTTAAAACGATATATAATAAAGCAATAACAGTAATAATAGTAATTTCACCACCATATTTTTTTTTATAATATTTAGATCCACCATTGTTTTTAAAAGTTGTTTTAATCTTATTAGCAGTATTTATAGCATTATCAGTAGTTTTTAAAAATTTATCAGCAGTATCAAGACCATTATTAATTAAATATAAATTTTTTAAAACTTTATGAGGAGAAGATAAATTTTTACCACCATTATAATAATTTAATTTTTTATTAAGAGAAGATATAGTATTTTCAATAAATAAAATAGAATCATTAATATCATGAGTATTAATAAAATTTTTAATAATAAAATTAATAACTTTAATAAATTGATTTTTAAAATTTAAAGAATTAATAACTTCTTGAATATGATTAGGAACAGAAGATATATTATCAACAACTTTTTTACCTAAATCGACAGTATTATTAGCAACATTTTGACCAAGTTTATAAGTATTACTATTTTCTAATTTATCTTTATTAAATTGTTCTTGTCCTTTAGCAACTTTATTAAGAAAATCAATAAATCCACCAGATAATTTATTATTATTAATACCAAACCAAATATATAAACAAGAAACAAGTAATTGTGAGAAAGCGAGTGAATTAATTTTTTTATCAATCATAAAAATAATAAAAAAATATATTCTTAATTAATAATAATATTTAAATATAATAAAATAATAATAGATATTAAATGAATGATATTAAAATAGATACAAATAATATAATACCAGATGTAATAATAAAAGAAGAAGATAATAAAGAAGAAGATAATGAAGAAGAAAATGAAGAAGAAATATGTTCAATATGTTTAAATAAAATAAAAGATATAGAAAAAATAAGTTGTAGTAGATGTACAAATGTAAATTGTATAGAATGTTTTCATAAAATGGAGAAGAGTTTAAAATATGTAAATGAGAATATGATGATGGTATATAATTGTCCAGTATGTAAAAAAGAGGGGCAAATAGATATATTTGATATAAATAATATAAAAAGATATAAATTAGAGAGATTTATATCACAATATGTTTTAAAATTAAATAATAATACAATAAATTTACAAATAAATAATGGAATATTAACACATAAAGTGGAATATTTTAATTATTATGCAAAAAATTTATATAATATAATAAAATTAGTATATATAATAGATAAAATGTTAACAATAACAGGAGTATTATTAATAATATATATATTAAAATAAATTATAATATATAATTAAGTTTAAATCCTTCAATAACATTATTATCATTGTTATTATTTAATTTAAAAGAAGATAAATTCATATCTAAAGGAGAAGAAGTAATAGACATACCACAATATTCAATAGGTTTATTATCAAAATCTTGTTTAATATAAATACCAATATTAATAGATTCTTCAAGAATCCATTTAAAATTTTTCCAAAATTCATCAGTATGACCAATAGAATAAGAAGCCAGATGAGCCAATTCATGTAAAACAACAAACATCATAGTATTTAAATCAACTAATTCATCATTATTATTTTTATTTCTCTGTCTTAAACATAGAACGATTTCTTCACCTTTATTAATAGAATAACTAGTCATATTAGAACCAGGGAAATCGATACCTTCTTTAAAAGCATTATCATTATAATTTTTAAGTAGATATTGAGTTCTTTTTTCATTAGGATAAATTTTAGATAAATGTGCAACAATAAGATTAGATTTTTCTCTAATTTGAGCAATTAAGTTAGCAGCATCAATAGAATCATCTTTTTCTTGAACATAATAATGATTATTATCATAAGAGCTTTTAATTTTAAGTAATTGATTAGCATAAAATAAATAAGTTAAATAAAGAATAATAAAACTTAATAAAAATATAGTAATGGCTTCTAATCCAACATCCATAAATAAAAAATGTTGTTATCTATAATAATTAAATTTAATTTTATTTAAGACATAAAAAATTGATATATATATAAGTTAAAAATTAAATTAATAATAATGGAATTTCCAAGGAAATATATACCAGAATTAACAGAAAATAGTATAGCATTAGAATTTCAAATAACAGATTGGTATATACCAGAAAATGATAAAAGTAAAATAAAAGATAAATATAGTGAAGAAGTAGAATTATATTCAATATTAATATATGGAACAACAGAAAGAGGAGAGACAGTATCAGTATTAATAGAAGATTATGAACCATATTTTTATGTGAAATGCCCAAAAGAATGGGATAATATAAGTGATAAAGAATATAATAATCGTATAAGTAAATTAAATGATAAATTATTAAATGAAAAATGTGAAGCAGTATGGGATGGAAAAAAATATTTAAAAAAAATAATAGCAAAAAAATATGAGGAACATTTCAATAATTTAACAGTAGTAAAAAAAAAAGATTTTTGGGGTTTTACAAATGATCGTTTATTTAATTATATAAAAGTAAGTGTAAAATCATTAGCACTATATAATTCATTAAAATATTATTTTAGTTCATTAAAAAAAGAAGGATATAAATTATATGAAAGTAATTTAGATCCATTTATAAGATATATTCATGAACAAAATATAAAACCGTGTGGTTGGGTAAAAATAGAAGAGTATGATATATCAGATAATGATACGAGATGTGATTATAATATAAAAACAAATTATAAAAATTTAATAGGATTAGAAAGAAATAAGATAGCACCGTTATTAATAGCATCATTTGATATAGAATGTACAAGTAGTCATGGAGATTTTCCATTAGCAAAAAAAGATTATAAAAAAGTAGCACAAGATATAGCAACAGTAGCAAGAACAGGATATAATTTTGATAAAGAATATTTAATATATTGTTTAAAATGTATATATAGTAATGATGTTAAAATAGAAGAAAATTTAATAATAAATCGTGTATATTCAAAAAAAAATATAACACATGAGAAAATAGAAGATTTAATAAAAGATGATATACCGAAACTAATAAATATAATAGAAAAAATATCAGAATGTAATGATAGTGATAATGAAGAAGAGATAGAGGAAAAAAAGAAGAAATTAAATATAAGTGAATTAAATAAATTAGAAGAAGAATTAAATGAAATATTAACATCAAAATTACCAGAATTATATGGTGATGAAATAATACAAATAGGAACAACAGTACATAAATATGGATCAGATGAAATAATTTATAAAAATATAGTATCATTAAATACATGTGATAAAATAGAGAATTGTGAAATAATAGAATGTAAAACAGAAAAGAAATTAATAAAAGAATGGAAAAGAATAATAACAGATTTAAGTCCAGATGTATTAATTGGTTATAATATATTTGGTTTTGATATGGATTATATCTGGACAAGAACATTAGAATTGGGAATAAATGAAGAATTTAGAATGGGATTAGGAAAAAAGATGAATAGAAATAATACACTAATAAAACAAGAATTATCATCATCAGCATTAGGAGAAAATATATTAAAATATTTTGATTTAGATGGAATAATATTAATAGATTTATTTAAAGTGATGCAAAGTGGATATAAATTAGATAGTTATAAATTAGATAATGTATCAGAAATATTTATAGGTGATAAAAAAGATGATTTAAAACCAAAAGAATTATTTGAAAAATATAAAGGTACATCAAAAGATAGAAGTGTAATAGCAAAGTATTGTATTCAAGATTGTGCATTAGTAAATAAATTATTACATAAATTAAAAATATTAGAAAATAATATTGGTATGGGAAATGTATGTTTAGTACCATTAAATTTTCTATTTAGAAGAGGACAAGGAATAAAAATATTTTCATTAATAATTAAACAATGTATGGAAAAAGGATATGTAATTCCAGTAATAAATAATTATAATAATTTAGATTTAAATACAGATGGTTATGAAGGTGCAGTGGTATTAGATCCAAAAGAAGGGATGTATTTAAATGATCCAATAGTAGTATTTGATTATGGGTCATTATATCCATCATCAATGATAGCAAGAGATTTATCACATGATAGATATGTATTGGATGAAGAATATATTATAAAAGATGATCCAAATATAGAATATATAGATGTATCATATGATATATATGAAGGAGTAGGAGATAAAAAAAAGAAAGTAGGAATAAAAACATGTAAATTTGCAAATGTAAAAGATAAAGATGGAAATCAAAAAAGAGGAGTAATAGCAGAAATATTAATGATGTTATTAAATGAAAGAAAGAAAACAAGAAAAAAAATAGAATATGAAACAATATATACAGAAAATAATAAATATATAGGTTTTGTATCAGAGAAAGAAGAAATAATAGAAATAATAAATATAGATACAAATGAAAAAACAAAAATAAATAAATCAGAAATAATTAAAAGAGAGGAAACATATAATAATTTTGAAAAAGATGTATTTGATGCATTACAATTAGCATATAAAGTCACAGCAAATTCATTATATGGACAAATAGGTGCAAGAACATCACCTATTTATTTAAAAGAAATAGCAGCATGTACAACAGCAACAGGAAGAGAAATGATAATGTTAGCAAAGAAATTTGTAGAAGATAATTATAATGCAGATGTAATATATGGAGATACAGATTCAATATTTTGTAAATTTCCATTAAAAGATGTAAATAATAATCAAGTATATGGAAAACAAGCATTAGAATATGCAATTAAAACAGGATTAAAAGTAGAAAAAGAAATAGCAAAAATAATGCCTTATCCACAAAAATTAAATTATGAAAAATCATTATATCCATTTATAATTTTAAGTAAAAAAAGATATGTAGGTAATTTATATGAATTTAGTACAGAAAAATTTAAACAAAAATCAATGGGAATAGTATTAAAAAGAAGAGATAATGCAAATATTGTTAAAAAAGTATATGGTGGAATAATAGATAAATTACTAAATGAACAAGATTTAAATGAAGCAGTAAGATATTTAGAAGAAGAATTAATAAATTTAGTAAATGGTAAATCTAAAATATCTGATTTAATAATATCAAAATCATTAAGAGCATCATATAAAGATCCATCAAAAATAGCACATAAAGTATTAGCAGATAGAATAGCATCAAGAGATCCAGGAAATAAACCAGCAGTAAATGATAGAATACCATATGTATATATTAAATTAGATAAAGTAGATAATACAACACTTCAAGGTGATAGAATAGAAAATCCAGAATATATTTTAGATAATAATTTAACACCAGATTATTTACATTATATAACAAATCAAATAATGAAACCAGTATTACAATTATTTGCATTATCATTAGAAGAATTACCAGGTTATGATAAAGAAGATAATTATTGGGAATTATTAGATAAACAATTAAAAGAAACAAAAGATATATATATTGATGATGTTAAAAGAAAAAATAGAATAGATAATTTAAGATTACAAATGGTAAAAGAATTATTATTTGATAAACATATAGAATTATTATCAGAACCAAAAAAAAAGAAAAATAAAAAAGTAGAAAAAAAAGAATTAACAAATCCAGATAGTAGTGTAAAAAAAATATTTGAAGAAAATAATGATATAATAGTAGAAATAAAAATAACAAAAAAAATTAAAAATAATAATTTTGAATGTAAATATAAAATTAAAAATAATAATAAATGTATATGGGAAGAATGTAAAAATATGGATATTAATTTAAATAAAAATAAAGAATATATAAATTCGATAATAGAAATAACAAATATGTCATGTTTTGATAATATAAAAAATATAAATATTAAATTAAATGATAAAAAATTTGTAGATAGTTATAGAAAAGCATTAGTTGAATATAAAGACTTTGTTAAATATGAAAATATTGATCAAAATTTAGTAAAAAATGCATTATCCGAAGAAGTTAATGATACAGGTATAATACAAAATACATTAATAATAACACAATTTAAAGATTTAATAGAAAGAAATGATAAATTTAAATTTATAAGTTAATTAAATACTATATACAACCATATATGCTTCACTATTTTTTTTTAAAAAATTTTTATTATCTTTATTAAAGATTTTTATATTTAAATCATCATATAATATAAATTTATTATCTGTTTCATTTTTACATATAGCAAAATAATGACCACTATCTAAATTACCAATATGCATACCAATAGAATTAATATTATATTTCATTTCTAAATCATTATCAACTAATATACAACCTTTTCTAATATTAATATTTTGATTAATATCAACAGGTTTATTATTTTTTGAATTTAAATTATATCTTTTTATTAAAAATATTAAAACATTAGGTAAACTCCATAATTTAAAACTTTTAGTATGTACAGTTGATTTTTTACATTTTTCACAAACCCATCCTGTTTTTTCAGTTACAGGTTTTAAATAATGTCGTAATAATTCTGTTAAAGATATATTTTCATCATTATTATTTGGTAAATCTAATTGTAATGCAATAAATGGTTCAAAATTATATGAACTATAATTACAATCATTACATTCTATTATATTTAATATAACTCCTTGTGTATTTTCTTGTAATTTATTTATTTTAAAATTATTAATATTATTTATTATATAATTGGCTTTCTCATTTATTAAATTATCATTTAATTTCATATTATCATATCTTTTATCATATATTAATTTTGGTATAGAAATATTTGTTTCATTAAATATTTTATCAAATGTTAAAAAATATAATTCTGTTATATCTATTTGTTGACCATATTGAAAATTATCATTAAATATATTAAATAATTTAGTAATAAATTTATTAGGACTAACTGAATTATTATCAATATGCATTATTTTTAATAATTCTTTTAATTCTATTGTAAAAGTATTATCACCTATATCACTATCAATAATACTTTCTCTTAAATATTTATTACGACATATTATTTGTATTAAACTATTTATAGCACAAGTAGCACCTAAATTTTTTAAACCTTGCATTATAATATATACTACTTTGTTATAATTATAATATTTATAAATTTTATATATAAATAAAAAAAATGATACATTATTATTTATTTTATAATGTTATAATTTCAGATATAATATGGATATTAATATTAATAATTTCAAAAATACTATTTATGATGAATCCTTACATGATTATATTAATGGTAATTTAATTGTTAAATTAAAGAAAATTAATCGTAATGATAATGAAGTAAATAAATTAATTAAAAATATTATTATTGATTTCTATTTACATGAAAATAAAATTAGTAATAATAATGAAAATTTTATTAAATACTCAAACTTATATGATAATATTATTAATAATACAACAATTCAAAATAAATCAAATAATATTGTAAATACTAGATTTTATGATTCTCAAGAATTTATTAATTCTGAAAATGAAGAAAAAGAATGGGAAGATGATAAAAGATTACATTATCAAAGTTATTTTGGTAGATATAATGATTTATTACATATTATTAATTATTATGATAAAATTATTGAAGAACATGAAAATAAAGAATATAATTTTGATGATGATGATAAAGAATTAAAATATGATGACGACGAATATGATGATTATTATGATGATTTTTATGAAGAATTAGATAATGAATATTATGATGATTACGATGACGATTATGATTATTAAAAAATATTAAAAAATAAAAAAAATTAATATTATATTTTTTTTATATAAAAAAATGAATGATTATATATTATAATTATATATCATAATTATGTCTAAAAATGAAAAATATAAAAATAATAAAAATGATTTTAGAGATAAATTTAAAGAATTAATTAAAAATAAAATTAATGATTTAGATGATATTGAAATAAATGATTTAGAAATAGGTATTTTTAATGCTTCATTAGATTATGCTATTAAAAAAAAAATACAATTATCTTGGTCTAATACTCAATTTCAGAATATTTATAATAATATAAGTAGATCAATATATTCTAATCTATTATCAACATCATATTTAAAAAATAAAAATTTAATAACTAGATTAAAAAAAAGAGAATTTTTACCACATGAATTAGCAAATATGAAAAAAGAAGATATATATCCAGAAAGATGGATTACAATTATAGAAAAAGAAAAATTAAAATTAAAAGAAGCATATGAAAATAAAGAAGTTTCTATGACTGATCTTATTAAATGTGGTAAATGTAAGAAAAATAAAATTTCTTATCAAGAATTACAAACTCGTTCTGGTGATGAATCAATGACTATATTCTTTACTTGTTTAACTTGTGGTAATAAATGGAGAACATAAAAATAATATAAGATTAATTAATATATTTTATATATATGTATTATATTTATAATGATAAATATGACAAATAAATTTATGAATAATTTAAATAAATTATATTATTATATTATAAATGAAAAATATAATAATAAATCAAAATATTATAATTGTATGATAGAATTAATTATAATTTTAAAAAAAACTGTATTAGAAATTACTAATATATATACTAAATATATTTTATTACCAAAATTACAAAATATATATTAATTTTTTTATTATCTTTATTATTAATAGATTATTTTATAATGAATAAAAATATTTATAAAATAATTAATATTATTTTATTAATATTAATTATTTTAATTTTATTATATTATCTATCTTTTAATATAAAAAAAAAATATATAATAGATTTTTTTATAGATAATAATATATCTATAAAAAAACAAGATAATACTAAAATTTTATTAGTTGATGATATTAAATGGAAAAAAGATTTTAATGATAGATTTATTAATCATGAAGTTTATTCTCATAAAAAAATGGCAGAATTACTTGAATATTTACCTAATAACTCATATATAATAGATGTAGGTGCTCATGTAGGTGATACTGGATTATATTTAGCATTAATTTTAAAAAAAAAATGGAGTCATAAAAATATAAAAATTATAATGATAGAACCTGATATTACTAAAATAAATTTTATTAATAATATGGCAAAAAAAAATAAATTAAATAATATTATAACAAAAAATTATAGTGTTTCTGATATAAAAGGTACAAGTAGTATTATTAGAGAACAACATCCTGGTGCTTGGAAAATAAAAGAAAATATAGAAAATACAAAAAATAATGAAAATATTAAAATGGATAAAATAGATAATATATGCAAAAATATGAATATATCTATGATGCATATTGATGTAGAAGGTATGGAATATAAAACTTTATTAGGTTCTAAAAATATTTTAAAAAATGTAAAATATATAATGATTGAATTAAATAATATTACTGATAGACAAAATGAAAAATTATTTTTAGAAAAAAATAATTTTTTAGATATTACTGATAATTTAATTAAAAAAGAAAATAATAATCATTTATTTATTAAAAATTTATAATTATATTTTATTTTTTTATAAAAGAAACAAATTTCTCTATAATACTATCTGAACCAAAATTTTTTTCATAATCTTTCTGCCAGGATTGATATACTGTTGGTGGATATTGTGATAATGATTTTATATTATTATTATTAATTAATTTTGCCATTTGTTCATCACCATTTGTTTCAAAATTTATATTTTTTAATAATATTTCTGCACCTTTTGGTGATAATAAATATGCATGTCTACATCTTGGTAAATATGATTTATAAAAATTTTTTAATATTTCAATTCTTTTGAGTTCTTTTTTATTACCATCTTCAAAACAATGTCCAAACCATACAATATCCCATAAATTTTTATTATTTAATAATATATTTATATCTTTATAATTAAAATTTTCTAAATATATATCATCTTCAAATATAAATATTGGTTCATTTAATTCTATACATTTTTTCCATACTAATATATGTGATGTTGTAACTCCTATTTTACCCTTTTTTTTACCAGGATATTTTTTCATTTCTTCATTTGTTGGTTCATATGCATCAAAAAATTTCCAATTTTTTATATTAAATTTATTAAATTCTTTAATTATATGTTCTCTTCTATCTTTCCTTTTTTTTAATGATATTACATATATTGGTATATTTTTTTCTTCATATTTTTC